GGAACGTGATTCAATTTCGTGACGTTCCGGGCGACGAAAACGAGTGTCTTTTCTCATACTTAATCTCCTAACTTCATGCCGTCAATAACTTCACGGATGTCGGAGCTTGACATACCAGCGTTTTCCATTTTCCTTAAAACTCCAATTTGATTCGGTTTAAGCCCAGCCACACTAACCCCCGCCACAGTAGTAGCAGAAGAAGTGGGAGCCTTTCCGGTTGCCCCCAAGTTCGGGTACTTGGTATTCAAACTTTTAGCTGCCGATAAAACATCTTTTTCTACCAACTTCCACGATTCGGCGGAAAGTCTGGATTTGTAAGCATCTGCAACTTTAGCCGTCATTTCTGCGGTTGAAATTTTACCTCCAAGCCATTGTTTATCCCAAATATCGCGTACATCAGATCTTAGTTTTGTAGCGACGTTATCATCATTATTTTTTCTAACCAACAAGTACGCTTTTGCCCAACCTGCCGGTTGAGCTGCATAACCCGTACCCGCAGGATTTTTTAGCACGGCCCCAGTGAAGAAACCGTCTTGCTCACCTTTTTCGTTTAGGAAAATTTTCTTTGCGATAGGATTGATAGTAATTTCCCCTCCTTTTTTAGCTGGGGCTTTGGCTAATTTCACCATCTTCAGGAACTCTTCATCCGAGTATTTCCCGCGATTTTTGTAGATGTCTTGACTAAGTTTCGCCATCGCCCGCGTAGCTTGATCTTTTTTCCTTCTATCCGAATAATAAGCAGCCATAGCTGTCTTATCTTTTGTGTCGGGCAAGTTGTCGATAAAGTCTTTAAAGAACTGGTCTGAACGAGTCCTTTGGGCTCCGCTTCGTGCTAAAACCCAATTAGCAGGTTCGTCTGCACCACCTGTTCCCTTTTTTCTTTCCATCGGGCGTATATGCTCGATATCTAAGTCTGCAGGGGAAAAAACACGTTTGGAGTTAATTCCGTAAGCATCGGTGCCCCCTTGCTTCAGGTAGAGATCCAGAACAGCCAAGCCACGTTCTTTATTCGCAGACGCTGCATTAGTTATAGGCTTACCGTCTTTCTCGCCTCCATAGAATTTTCCGGCCCCCGGTGAGCCAGTAACATTTAACTGCTGCTGAGCGGCCGTATCTAAAGAGTCGTACAGATCCTCGAGACTTTTCCGATCAAGTTTAACCCCCTTGGTTTGCGTGTCGCGTTGCCAAGCTTGGCGCACTTTCTCATTGGTCTCTGAATCAGCAATACGATTACGATTAGCTCTAAGTTCATCTATTTCTTTATTGCTAATCATCCGTTGTCCACCAAATTGCGTAGTTTCAAACGCTCTCTCTCGAGTTTCTTTTTTATACTTACCTGAACCGCGCTGGTAAGTGCCTTCTTTTGTTAAGTGCCGGCCGAGAACACCCACCGCTTTACCCAGCTGGATATCTTCCTGGGAACCTTCCGCAACTCCTCTTCCTTCCTTTGCTTGTTTATTTAGAATAGACTGAGCCATCTTTATCATCTGGGCCTGTACCGGCTCCGGGAAGTCAATGATGCAGTCTTCATTCCCAGCGATACAAGTCGCGCCGCAGGCTTTGCCTCGCCTACACCTAGCCCGTTTCCCGGCACCAAGAGTGCCCCTTGCAGCTTGCCCAGCCACAGAAGCGTTTTTCTCACCGACCGTAACTTGTCCGTCTCCGCCCGCAAAGTTGAAAAAAGCGGGGTTCCGTTGAGTTGTCATTTGATTAGAAACCCCGGCCATAATCAATCTTCGTAACGGTCTAAAATATGAGCAATAACAGAGTTACGCACAATGTCTTCTTTCTGAAACTCCACAGTACCGACTTCGAAAAGGTTGCGGAGGCGATGAATGGCATCGACTAATCCATTCTCTCGGCGGAACACTTCCATGTCCGTTTGCTTGGTGTCACCAATCAGGAGAATTTTTGAATCTTTTCCTACACGAGTGAGCACGGTCTTGATTTGCGAAGGCAGGAAGTTCTGCGCCTCATCTACAATGATAAATGCTTCGTTGAGCGAACGGCCTCGAATGTCTTCGAGGAGGACTGGCTCAATGATCTTCTTCTTCAGCAGATACTCACTGGCACCGTGCGAATGCATGATGCAAGGCAAGTTATCGAGAACAGGGGCGATAAGCGGAGCGATTTTCTCTGAGAGGTCGCCAGGGAGTGCTCCCCGACCGCGTTGAAACTCAACACCTACGTCGCTACGTACATAATAGACTCTGTCAAAGTCTCCTTGAGCAACGCCGAAAAGCCCATAGTGAAGGGCGATAAGAGTTTTTCCTGTTCCAGCACAGCCGTGGGCTAAAGTGACCGTGTTCTTTTTGAGTAAGTTCCAGAGTTCTTCCTGACGCCAGGTCAGAAACTTAGGAGGTTGAACATCCATCCCTTTTGAGTAGGACTGTTCAAGCATCTGGGTGTTCTCGACACGGCGCTTGCTGCGCTTTTCTTTACTAGATAGCATGTGATTAGGGGTGATACAGTCAGTGGATACAGAGTATGCTTCGCTGCTGATTAGAACTACATTGTTCCCACCCCCGTGAAAATAATCCTGTGACATTGGGGTCTGTCCAGGTAACAATTGATTTTACCCGGTCAGTGCAGACGCTCTGCGTAGTCGTCAAAACCACCCTTGCCGCCACACCATTTAGAGTAACGATCTGTTCCGTGCTTTTTAGCCCGGTCCAAGTATTTGTCTGCGGCTGTGTCTGTAATGAGGCATCTTGTGCCGTGGTCAGCGAACATCATTTCGCGATTTTCATCAACTTTTGATCTTGCCATGGTAATCTGTCTTGTAAGGGACAGCAACTTTTTACGGGGTTGGCTGAATCCCGACTACAAATCAATGTCCCAACCGATGTTGCGTTGTCCTCCGCGTATTCCCCGAGCAAAAGATGAACGGGTGTCTGCTTCGCCACTTACCGCATCATAGTCAGGATCGTTATAATTATGGTCGGCAGGGAACATTCGTAAACGGCCTTGGGAAAGATTTTCAAACACCATCTTATTGCCAAACCCTGAACGAGTTAGCTCCCCGAAGAAACGCTTGTTTTGGATGATCGCATCTTGAACACCTCGATCCACGGTGTCTAACTTCATTGAAAAGTAGGTAAGAGCCCAGGTAAAAGCGTCAGTCCGGTCATCGTGTTTAACGAAGGGGAATGTTGTTAATTCTTTGACAAAAGAATCAATCCATTCGCCCTCAACAAACTTGACTCGCAAAAATTCCATCAAAGGTGCGACAGCCTGCAGACGAACAGTTTTTGATTTCAGCGGTCTCATCTCTTCGATAGGTATCTTAGCTTCTTTCTTCAACATTTGAATCAAGGACTGTCCAGAAGCTGCCTTTTCAATACACAGGACACGGGCGCCATAAACAGCGTAAAGATGTTTAACTTTCGCAATCAAGTCGGGGAAACCGAGCCGTCCTGTTATGATTTCCCGTATGTAGACAATACCTGGATACTGGTGAGAAATTGATGCCACGCATATTGCGGTTTCGTCAGCCAGTTCCCTTTCTGAGAACGCACAGTCAACAGCGAGCCAGGTTAGGTCAAACTTCGGGCACTCCGGAGCTTCAACTCTACTTATCCAGCTGTCCTTAATAATCTGACCTTCAGCAGCTACTGGGCTGCCTTGATACAGGGCGGAGAAGGCAAAAGAACCCATGGTCTTCTTCTGAGCCATAAGCATGTCCACCGTGAATGCGGTATTGCTTGGCCAGTGAGAATCTCCGAGTTCTCTCTCCAAGGGATCCAACGCTTTCTGTTCTGCAGTTTCAATCAAACCTGCGATGTTCACCCAACGCCACCCCGTAGGGTTCTCTTCTTCGTCGTAAATACCGTCATTTTCCAGTAGCACTCCGTGAAGGTCTCGCTCGTGGAAGCGAGTAGCAATCACCAACTGGCACCAATTATTTGTACGCCGAGTAGAAGCCTGTTCACCCCACCATGACTCTAGCTCTTCCAGAGCTGCTTTCGAAGTTGAGTCTTTAAGCGGGTCGTCAACGATCATTGCGCCGACGCCAGGACTTGTGATATTGGTAGTACCTGCGGTGAAACCGGTAAGAACACCTCCGACAGAAGTTGGTAGGATGTATCCACCACCAAGCATATCGTATTTGGAGTCAGGGGAGAATCCCTTCCAGTCGGAGAAAATTTTACGAAACTCAGGATGTTTCAGGTATCCGATGGTATCTTTGTGAAATTTTCCGGAAAGTTGCTGCCCGTAAGATGCAATGATGTGCTGGGTCATTTGGTCTCGACCCAATAACCATGCCACAAACATAGACGCGAGCATAGATTTGCCTGACCGAGGAGGGCAAGAAACGATCAAGCGGCGGTAGCGTTTATTAGCAAGGTCCTCAAAAGCTGAGGAAATAACTTCATGGAAGGCGACAACTTTAAGGTCGCCTTTTTTCATGATATCACAGAATGCCAGGAAACAACCCTGCGCCGCTCGATACTTGTACTCCTCGATAACAGACGCCGGAGCCTCCATGACCACGAGTTCTTGAATTCCTCTGATGTATTTTCGCCAGCTGCTATGTTCGTCTAGCTGTCCGGCTTGAGTGATAATGGGTCGCATGTTAGAAATTCGAGATACGCTTCAGAAGCTCCTCTACCTTTCCATCGTATTCCTTTGCCAGTTCTTGCTCCGAGGGTGTCTCCTTAGCAGTTAAGACCACAATATCTTCTGTGATTTCGCGGTGGGCTTTTACAGAAGCGGAGAAGATTTGAACCAAGTCCCGAGTAGAGCACTCGGGCAGCTGATCTTGAAGCATTCCGATTGCCTCATTGGCAACTTTCAGGGCTTCGGCAGCGAGGAACTCCTTCTGGCGGACAATTTCGTCCTTATGCTGTTCGTTGGTGGCCATTAGTACAGTCTCTTACGACAATTTGCACAACCGCCGCGTTGGGGCGGATTTCCTTTGTAGTTTTGAAGAGTTTTGAGAATTTGGCGAGCTAACGCCTGGTTCCCTGAATTTGAAGCTGCATGGTACTGGCGCCAAAGTTCCGATGCGTGTTTCATTTTTAGCACGGTTTGTAAGGACTAGAATCGGCGTTACATGGGAGGCAACCCAGACGCCAAAGTTCAGTGAGTTCTGCCATCTGGAATGTTCCTTCAAGCATCCACCCTCTGCCTTTCGGTGATTGGCCGATGAAGTAAAATCGGCCTTTCGGTGTTTGGATGAAGGTGTCTGTTTTTACGCCGATAAGTTCTCCGCCGTCGATAGAAACTTGGGAGGAGTCCGGAGACATGGGGTCCGAGTACAGGAATTGATACCCGCCCGTGACTACGGCAAATTCACCGTAGTTGGCGTTCTGGAACCATGTGGCGTCTACCTTGGCTTTCGGGGAGATTCCTCCGTCGTCCGTGATGACATTTCTCCACAGTTCCACAGCGTAACGTGCAAGTTTCTTTCCTGTATCACAGTAGAAAACTTCGCGAATGGGCGTACGAGTGTTCGCATCCCAGACAGTGACAACTAGGCGTCCGTCTTCAGTATAGCTGTTGGTGGTGAGTAGGTAAATTGGCTGGTCGAGTGGGTTCTCGAGGAACACACATTCCGGGTCACAGACAAATACCCAGTTCCCGTTCTGTGCGACTTCATTACTCCATCGCACACCTGAGCAAGGACCGTAGTCCTCGGTCGGCTCTTGATCGCAAGTGTAAGCAGGAACGTAGATCGAACCTGACGCTTCGTCAACGACGCCACCAAGGGGGAGCTTGGTTTCCACACCCGTCCCGGGCCAAAGGGCTCGGCAGTTACCACGCTGAACGCAAGGGTCCAGGGCAACATAGGGCAGCGCCTCTTCGATCGTGACGTTGTAAGTTTGAGTGTAAGTGTACTGAGATTCCTCTGTGATACCAGTGAAACGCTCGGTGTCGCACGTAAATGGTTCAATTACTTGAACACCAGCGCCGCCCGGTACTCCCCCGTTCAGTGTGTTGAAAGCGCCAACCAGTAACTGGGTAGCGAAGTCATGTCCGGAAGAAGTCAGGTAGTTCTGGCACGAGAAGTTTAACTCAAAGGACAGCCTTCGCGTGAAGACCATCGGGATTTTATTAACTACGTTATTTGTTGCGCCAGTGTACCTTACGACAATGTTATTTGTCTGTTGAACAACACCCTCATTGTCAATCACATCGGCCAAACGCAGTACGTTGACGCTAATGGGGATCAACGGCGACGCAATCAATG